TATATCCCATAATTATTTCTCTTCTTGGTTATCCATAGCTTCGTTTGCTTGACCAAACTGAGCAACACTAATTTCTCTTATTGACATACCTGCGTATTGAAGTATTTTATTAACTAAACCTACCTCGTCATCTATTGGTAGCTCAAAGTCTTGATAGTCATTAGCAGTTGCATCAAATGTAGGCTCTCCATTCATTAACGTCACAAATGTCCACTTAGGGGCAAATGGATACCTAATATATTGAGATATAACCTGACCTTGACTAACTACCGTTAGTGGGTATATTGACGCTAGATTAGCCTCCTGAGCATACGCAGGGTATGTAAGGTTTGGCTTTGTTAATAAAGAATTTTGTAGCATAGTTATTTTACTATGTGACACCTTCTCTGCCTCCTTAATCTTCTCTGACTCATATACCCAATAACCTCCCGTCGCTGTCCATATAGCTTGGTTTGTTGTTAGTACTGTTGCGGTAACGCCTGTTATGATTGTATTGTATGCCACTCCACTTATAACGGTAGATGCTATGTCTCCTATTGATACTCCATCAGTTATAAATGATGCTCCTGAATCGACTAGTGTATTGGTAGCTCCCACACTAGTAGTAGTACCTAATGTTAGTTGAGATGTGTATACTAGTATCTTGTTTAGTAGATACCAATCATCGCTAGTTGTAGTTAAGCTTGGTAGGTTATATAGGTTACTTGTACTAATATTCATTAGCGGACCTGTAACTGAAAATACGTCTATAACTTCCTCTAGACCCTTTGCTAAATCAGCATATCCTGTGCCTGACTGCCTAGCATTCTCCTTTATTATTTGATAGTTGTATGAGTAAAAATAATCCTCAAATAAATCTAACTGTGCCTGCTTTGCAAATAAGTTAAAATCAGATGGAGAGATGTATCCGTAATTATTCTTATTCAGTACTGACATTACTGTTTGCCTAACTGAGTTTATCATCTATGTTTCTTTTATACAAAGATAATTAAAATAAAAAGACCCCTTCATTACTGAAGAGGTCTCTTATAAATCTATAAAGATTAAGTTTTAATTAAGCAATAGTAACTCCAGTTACTACTTGACCTATTGGAATTTGAACAGTCGAAACTGATTCCGTCCAATTAGTTTGTGCTGCTAAAACTAAAGCTCCGTTTATTGCATCACCCATAGCAACAGTAAAATCTGTTCCTGCTATCGTGTAAACTACTGAGGAGTCTGCAGAATGTAATTTGATTGACGTTGCCGCCACAATACCTACTGTTAAACCTCCGTTGATTGCTATTTGTAACGGTTCGAAACTTGATACTGCAAATTGTAAATACTTGTTCATAATCTTAAATTTTTAAAAATTAGTAAAAAACACCGCCTTCGTGACGGTGACTATTTTACAAATATACAACTATTTTAATAGTGCTTGTAGGTGCTTAAGAGGCTCTAGTCCATCATCAGATTTAAAGTATGAAACGACTAAGTCTAAGCCATCTTGCCCATAAGGAACATTAAGCATCTTAGTCTTGTTAGTTGGTGTACTATACCAAACCTCTTTGTTACTTTTTCTGAATGAAAGAAGTCCGTTATCAAAGAACTGCTGTACAGTTCCCATAATTTTTAATTCAGGGTCATTGATAACCTCTAAAAAGTCTTGAGGGTTTGTCTTAGCATATATCAACACGTCTCTCTTTAACTCTGCGGTTGACACCTTAGATGTATCCTTATTGAATAACACTCGGCATATAGTCTCTAATTGGTCTAGAGATAGGCTCTTAGCCTCAACTAATGCATCTGCCTCTATCATTAAATACTCTACCTCCTGTTCAGCATCCTTAGCCTTGTTAACCTCAGTAAATAATTTATTGCTTAACGGGTGATAGTGTAAAAATTCTTGAAGTATTTGGTTCTCCTTTGGAACATTTAAAAATCCATCTTCAAAGATAATAGGAGTCAACAAAGCGTTGCCATCTTGCTCATCTTCAAACGGGCTTTTTTGGTTACTTGCATAGCGAAGTGAACGGTTTGTTCCTGTCTCCTCATCAAAATGCATTAAAGGGAATCTCTTACTGTTTCTTGTTGGTAACATAAAAGCAAGCGGAGCAACATCTTGTGTTAAACGATACTGCTTAGTTACGAATATTTTTTTGGTATTTTTCATTATAATATAATTTAAATTAAAGTTAAAAAAAAGGGGAGGAATTAACCTCCCCTTAATAGTTATTCTCTTATTGGTTAAATAAGAAGAAGTTATTAGCACCTAAAGTACATACTGCTCTTTCAGATAAGAAATGAACCTCCATAGCATCTAAGCTAGAAGTTTCTGCTCCACCTGCTGAACCTGTAATCCAAGTTTTGTAACGTCTGTCCTCAGTCTCTGAAGCACGATATCTAACGTGTAAGAAAGGACGTTTAGCATTCTTTCCTAAGATTTGGTCGTACACTGAAGTAGAACCTGCAGGAACTAAAAGTCCATTAACTCTACCTGAACCTGCTGCCGTTGGTAAACCACCTCGCATAGTAGGGTCATTTAAGTATTTCCAGTCAGACTTGTAGAAGTCATATCCTCTACGGAATCCTGTGAAACCTAAGTTAAGAGCCATTTCTTTCTCATTGTCAAAAAGACCGTAAGAAACTCCACCTGCTGTAGTAGATGATTGTGCAGATAACATATCATCGATGTCGAAAGAGAAATCTCTGTCAACAAATACAACGTTTTCTTCAATAGCACCTTGCTTATCAAGTCTTGAGATAATTGAATCCCACTCTGAAAGAGTTGTTGGATTGCCTGCTCCCCAAACGTTTCCTCTGTTTTGTACAACATAGAAGATACCATCAGAACCTTTGTTACCTACATCACCTGTAGTAGCAATTGCTCCTGAAGCTGCTTCTGCAGGTACTGCTTCAATCATTGCAGTCTCAAGATAATCGTCAAAACGTAATCTTGTTTCGTGCTCAGACTTCAAATACCATAGGTATCCATTTGCTCCATTCTCAGTAGTTACTTCTACCCATCCGATTTGCGCCATATCAGAACCTGATACTTCATACTTATCCTTGATGATGATAGGAGAGTTTTCGAAGATAAAATCGTCAGCCTCTAAAGAACCAACCATTCCATTAGTTCCTTTTTTGAACTCAGAACCATAGATAAAAATAGAGAAAACATTAGCTGCAGCTAAATTAATGATACCTGCTGCATTATAAAATGCAACGGTAACTGTTTTAGCTGCGTAATCTACGTCTGTTACAATAGCCTTAAGACTTCCTGAACCATCGTTTCTTGAGATGAATAAAGTTTGTCCAACACGAATAGCGATAGAACCTGTAGATTCATTTACGAAAGCAGGGTTTAACGTATCGTTAATTGTAAAAGTTGCAGTATCTTGTCCGGGAGCCGCTTGAACAATTGTAGTACAGTTAGTGTACTTAGTATGTAGTCTTCCTTGTTCTGCCCATTTTATAAGGTCAGAGTTAGATGGCATTTCAGCTCCAACCATTCTTAAGAAAGAAGAGATTGTTCTGTTGCCGTAACGTTCAAATTCCTTTTCGTAAGTATCAGGAAGATACTGATTCAAGAAATCGAAGTTAGTAATATAGTTTGATTTTACAGGCACTCTTTGTGCACTTGGTTGTAAATCAAAACCGGGTATGCTTGATACACTCATTTTGTTTTTTTTAAAAGTTAAATTATTTGTTTCTGTTTCTAATCTTTAAACCTCTACCGTGGTCGGAGTTTATAGATTTTATTTGTAATCCTGATTTTGTTGAATTTGCTTCTGGAGCATTACGAGTAGTCATATTAACGTTTTTCATTTTCCTCATTTGGTCGTCTGCATTTGCAGACTTACCTTGCTCATAAAAGAAATTAGCAAACTTGTCAGGGTTCATTGCCATTGCTAGTGACCTGTGATAACCTTCTGCGTCTCGGATAGTACCATCTTCACCTTTATGCTTATCAATAAAGTTTTGAGGGTTAGAATGTATTTTCTTTAACTCATTAGCATCACCGGGAGAAAAATAGACTTTGTTGTCGTCAAGCGTAAATTCAAAACCTTTGAACTCACTAAACACATTGTCTGTTTTTTTTAGAAAAACATCTCTTTTACGAGACACTTCTTCTTCAGCCGTCTTAGCTTTAGCTACATATTGTTTATAATCCTCTAACTCTTCTGCATTTTCAGAAAACTCATCCCTTCTCGACTCAAGAGGAATCTTGTACTTTTCCTGTTCTTCTGCAAAATAATCTTTGGCTTTAGCAATAATCTTTTTCTTTGCTAGTTTAATTTTCTTAACGTCCCTTTCGTCATCAAGCTCCTCATCAAAGGAATAGTCCTCCATTAAGTCTGTGATGTCTTCAGCGTCCAACCCTTTCTCGGTTGCGGTAAGATAATCTCTTAGCAATTTGTCAGGGGTCATTTCATCAAAGTCCTTCTGTAATTCATAGAAGTCTTTGATTCCACGACCTGTTTCTTTCTTATATTTAAGATATTGGGACACATCTTCGGGAAGGGGGTCAGCCTCTTCCCTAGCTTGATTAAATTCATCTAGTGACTTAATCTCTTTCCCATATCTATTTCCAATAAATTCAAGAACTTCTTCCTCACTTAACTCTGAGGAACGAGTATTAATTTCTTCTTCAACCTTCGGAGCTTCCTCGTTAGGTATATTATCTTCAATTACAACCTTCTGAGTCTCCTCGTCTGACGTAACAGTTCCTTCTATTTTATCTTGATGCTTACTTAATAACTCTTGCTCAATCTGTTGAGAAGACTTTTCCTCTATTGCATCAACTGCCTTTACCTTGATTTCCATTTTATTTAATTTAATTTATACAAAAATAATAATTATTTTTTATATTATCTTCTCTTACCTAATCCTGTCCTTTTATTACTTCCCCTAGAGCGAGGTCCGCATTTTCCCTTTCCACCTGCTTTACAAGAAGACTTAATTTTACCTGCCATTTTTTTCACTGCTTTCTTAACTTTAATTACAGCACCCTTAACTTTATTACCACCACGCTTTTTTCTTAACGAAGGTGTTCCTACAGGGGTACGCCCTTTAGTAGGCTTTGTTTTTGATT